CGGAAAAAAGATGGCCCTTTTGAGGCCCTTCCAATTGCTGGTTTTGTGTGAATAATTGGAAACCATCGTAACCACAGAAACTCCGAGAGGCGCACGATGGTCACAGATGTCCCGATTTTTCAGCAAACATTTCTCACCCGCCATAGCGGTGCCGCTCTTCAGCATTCAGACAAATATCGATTTAAAAAAAGCAATCGAGAGCGACCGTTCGGTATTCCGCTCGATCTCGTCCGGAGAGAGCGGGTGAGTCTTGTAATGGCGGCGATGCTTTACTGGGATTCGTACAGGTGAACTGTAACCCTCTCTAAGGGGGGATTCTTTTCGGCATCGTCGACGATCTTCAAGGTTGTGCCGAACAGAAGGCGCGAAAACATCAGATTGTTCGTAGGCGCTGCTGAGTATTGGTATAGATGGGATAAAGGCAGGAGTTGCTGGGTGTTATTTGTACTTTTTTAACGTGTCCAATACTTCCCGGTAGGGGTTTGATTCGTCAGATGGGGAGTCTGCTGCCTCAATCAAGCCGGCGATCATAGCATTGAAGACCTCGTTCGGAGTCAACCCCAGCCGCTCAGCCCCCTCCAACAAGCGCTTGTAGACATCCGGAGTAATTGCTATGAGGTCCGCGGTTTCGTCAGGCTCTCCTTCCGTTTGCACATGCACGTGGACGACTTCGTCTTCGTCTTTTGTTCCTGCTAGAACCGAGATATCGACACTTAGGGCTTCAGCAATACGGATCAAATCGTCGGTGCTTGGATTCAGCGTGCCCAGCTCAAACTCTTCGAGTACCTCCTTCTCTATTCCAGTGATGCTGGAGAGTGTCTCTAGGCGAACATTCGCCTCCGCACGGGCCTTTAGGAATCTTGTCGAGAAGCCTTCATACAAACGGTAATCAGGACTGCTGGCAGTCTCGCCACGCAGCTCATCGACAGTCATGCCCAAGGCGTCTGCGAGCTTCAGTAATAGCTTGAGTCTTGGCTTTGATTTACCAGATTCGTACTTTGAGATTTGCGACCAGGCGACCCCCGCCATGGACGCAAGCTCTCGCTGCGTGAGGCCTTTTTTTGCTCGGGCCAAGGAAAGTCTTTCTGCAAACGTGCGATTCATGAGTGCCTTTGTACATCGATATCAGTTTACGAAGCGTACTTCCGACCGACTGGATAAAGCAACAAAAGACACGTCGGTGTTGACAAGTGAAACAAAGGAAGCAAAACTACACAAAAGAAACACCACAAAGGAAGCAAGTGATGAGCGAATCAAAGATGACAACAGCTGTTCGGATGTTAGTAGGCATGCGGAAACTGCTGGAGGAGAGGGCCTTAGAGAATGGGCGCAGCCTCAGCGGCGAGATTGTCTTCCGTCTAAGAAAGTCGCTAGAGCAGGAAGCAGAGCATGAAAAGCAACAGGCATAAAAAAACCCCAGCGCTGGCAGGCGACGGGGCTTCGGGTAACGAGATCAGCTTCGAGGAAGAAATCGTCATGAATAAGCATACCGAAGTAAACGAAAAACTCAATGCTGGCGCTATCAAAGGGCCGGTGACCGTAGGTTGCTCCTTTACTGCTTGCAACAGCGATCGGCAAGATTTGTTTGCTGTTCGTACTGGCGTGCCGGCAGAGGACGCTCTTAGCGAGGCTTCCTGCATCCTGAGCGAGCTTAAGGGGCAGCTCGAGTTCATGGCGATGGGGAGCGACGATATTCCGTGTATCAACGCTTGGTCGTTTCTCCGGGCAGTGGTTTCCGCGAAGGCTGTAATCGACTCTGTCCAAGAAGGTCTGGAGAGCGCGCGATGAATACTTCCTTCATTCAAGCCGAACAGCTTTCTGGTAACACGGCACGTTGTGTCGGATCTGAAAACGCGTCGCGGGCTATTTCCATGAGCAGCTTGGAGATTGCTGATCTCACCGGAAAACAACACAAGGATGTCATCCGAGACATCCGCGTCATGGTTTCCGCGCTGCAAAAAGATGGCGCAGATCTGCGCCATGTCCGCGAAGCCAAGGACGCACGGGGGTACACCGCTGAATTCCATTTGAACAAAGAACTCACCGAGACATTGCTCACTGGCTACAGCATTCCTCTGCGCCATCGAGTCATCTTGCGTTTGGCTGAGCTCGAGCAGGCAGCACCGAAGGCTCCCTTTGACATATCCAGCCTCAACGATCCGAAAGTCCTTCTGGCTTTGCTCACTGACAACGTGCGCAAGGTCGTTCATCTGGAAGCGGACAACACCGAACTGACCAAAGAGAACCATCTACTGGAAGTGAAGGTAGAGCAAGACGCTCCGAAGGTGGCCTTCCACGACATGGTCACGGTATCCCACAAGAGGTACAACGCTGCCCAGGCCGCGAAGATCATCGGCACTGGCCGCACCAGACTGCTGCAGTTCATGCGCCAGAAGGGATGGGTGACTAGGACCAACGAGCCCTACCAGGCGAAGATCGAGGCCGGCCTGCTCGATGTGAAGTTGGGTACCTTCGAGCATCCAATAGACGGTACGGTGCCAACGTGCTCGACGCTGATCACTGGCAAGGGGCTGACCAAGCTTCAGGCGATGTGGCAGAGCAGGGAAGAGGACTTGCTGACCTAGCAAATGAAGAGAGCCCGGCCCAGCGCCGGGCTTTCGCAGGATAGGGGTGCTAAAGTCCTGCCCATTAGAGGGATGAGCCATGACCCAGGAAGAGCAAGCCATTTCTGAGCGTGCTGTGATATTTGCAAAGCAAAACCGAACCCGTATAGCCCGGGAGTTGGCCTGTTTGGAGACCTATCCGAGCGATGAGTACCCCGTCTCTGTATTCATGGCTGGGTCGCCAGGCGCAGGAAAAACTGAGGTGTCCAGGGCGTTTATTGGGATGATGCAGGTCGGTGGATCGAATGCGTTACGAATCGATCCTGACGATTTTAGAGTCTATTTCCCTGAATACACGGGTCGGAACTCCAGTCTCTTCCAGCGTGGAGTAACGACCATTGTTGAGAGAACCCTGGATCTGGTTTACCAGCAGCGTCAATCGTTCCTGCTGGATGGGACTCTTGCGAATCTCGACGTGGCGCGCCGAAATATCTCGCGAGCCCTTGATAAAGAGAACAGGTCTGCCCAAGTAATCTACGTCTACCAGCGTCCTGAGCTTGCCTGGGAGTTCGTTCTCGCGAGAGAAAGGAAAGACGGAAGGAGTATTCCTTGCCCTGAGTTTGTCAGACAATTCTATGCAGCAAAGGTCTCTGTCTGCATGCTTAAGCGTGAGTTTCGGGATGCGTTGCAGGTGGATGTGATCATCAAGGACAACGATGGCGAGAACGGCGATATTGGCATTGACCTTTCAGCTGACGAAATTGACGCGTTCATCAAGCAGCCCTATGATCCCAACGAGCTTGAACGTATTTTGAACGGAGAATTCCCATGAAAGGCGAAAAGGCAGCAGGCGCTTCGACGAAGCCTCATGGTTCGTCGACAATGTCTGAATTCTTCCGCCACGGGTCCGCGGAAGAAAGGCGAGAGATCTATCACATGGCGGCTCGTGCGGCCATTGACGAGCAGAAAGATGTGATCCGCTCGTCGAAATCTGGCGAATTTATGGCTGCAAAATGTAAATAGTTCTGTATCCATTCCCAAAGCCCGGCCTCGTGCCGGGCTTTTTGCATCTGGCTCAAGGCTTTTCAGCGTTGGCCTTCTCAAGCAACCCGGCAATGCCCTCCAGCAGCACCAAGTCCGACTCCTTGAGCCTTCCCTTCGCCGCGGCCCTGGCTAGCTTCTCGATAACAGCGATCGCTTTGGGCGAAGCATTCTCTTGCATGGCCTGATAAACGGGTGACTGGTCGCGCACGCTTTCCTGGCGAGTGAACTCACCTTCAATGACGTTCGAACCATACCCGCCCGGGTTGACCAGAACGCCAGGCGCCAACCCGATCTTTTTCTCAAGATTGAGCGCTGCTTTCTCGCCCAGGCCCCGATGCCCATTGAGGATTTGGGACAAATAGGAAGCGTCCAGATCGTGCTGGTCGGCGAATTCTTTCTGACTGAGTTGGCCGATGACACGCCGCAGCGCTTCGACCCGAAGAGTTTTCATATCCATTGGCGAATAGTGTCCCTGCGTTAGCAAACAGTAAATTATAAAATGCTATTGCTATTTAATTTAGCAATATGTAATGTGAAGCCTCTTAGGAGGAAAACCATGACGCTAATTGAACACATGCGCTCCCTGGACGCCGTTTCGCTGGACTCCCTGGCTAAGCGTTGCGACACCAGCGTGGGCCAACTCAGACAGGTCGCTCTCGGCTTTCGCCGTGCCAACCCCGCCCTTGCTATCAAGCTTGAGCGCGAGACGAAGAGGGTGGTGGTCTGTGAAGACCTTCGACCGGATATCGATTGGGCGTACCTGCGTAATTCATCCGCTAGCTCCGAGCAATCTGTCGCCTGATCCGATGAGCAAAGTTTCGCTCATTGCCAGGAATTACCGCCACGACAACCGCCAAGAGGTTTCCCGAATGGAACAAGTACATCGCGCGATTCATGAGGCAGTGCTTGATGCCGGGCCAAAACAGTTGGCTCACCTGATGGGAATGAGCCACACCGCGCTACTCAACCGCAGTAACCCGAACGACGATTCGCATCGGCTGAACCTGGAGCAGTTTTTACAAATATTGGTGCATAGCAAGAATCCCGAGCCGCTGCAGCTTCTGGCGAATGCCTTGGGCTATGCACTGGTGCCGCAGGTTAAGCCTGATGGGGTAAGCCTGGTTCAAGCATTGGTGCATTTGGCGGCCGAGTCAGGCGATGTCTCTCGTGCTGTTCACGACGCCATGGCAGATGGCCGAGTAACGCAGATCGAGAAAGCAGGGATTCAACGAGAAATCGGCCATGTGCGGCAGAGCTTACTGGTGCTGGAAGAGTCGGTGAAGGCGGCATGAACTGGTCGAAGACATTCTTAAACGGCGCTGACACTCGGCCTTTTGAGCAAATACATGACCATGGGTTTGCTCGCTCGAAACAGGCTGTCAGGGCAGGAGTTGCATTATTTCAAATGGGTGGATGATGGAAATCGCCCGGCCCAGAAAGCAACAAACCCGGCGGGAACCGGGCTCATTTAATCGTCCTGTGCAACCAGGACAACACATCTCGTAGAGGTATTAATCATGGCACACACGATCCGTAGTGAACAAGCCCGTTCGAATGCGAGCGTCTTTGGGACGCTGCAGACTCAAGCATATCCGATTGATGAGGTTGGCTTCGATATCGGGTGCATAGGTTTCTGCGTACAAGGCTTCCATCGTGAACGCGGTATCAAGCGCTTCATGACTCATGAGATGGCGCGAGCTGACGCAGAATTGGCTCTGGAACTCCTGCTTCCTGAAGTCCCGGAGGCAGAGCTGTCCCTTTCCGCGAAAGGTTTTTTCAGTCAGGAAGTACCTGAGTTTGAAAGGACTGCCTCGATTATGCGCGCCATCGTCAGATCGGCCAAATACGAAGCGCGGCCGGGCCGGTTCATTCTTGAGGCAGTGGGTTGGTACGGCCAAGCTGCCAAAGACATGGCGAAACCAATCTGGATGCCGGTATGGAGCGCAGATCAATGAGCCCCCTACGTGTATCTTCTACCCGCATCGCTGATGACGCAGAGTCCATGCACTCTGCGGGCTATTTCGTAGATGCCCTTGGTCGCCTCTTACTGGACCTGTCTGCTGAGGTCCCTGAATCGGTAGAGAAAATTCTCAATGGATACACCATTGGTGGAATCGCTGCCGGATTGCGAATCATCGGTACCGATTTGATGGCTCGTGGTGATGACCTGAATGCACTTCTCTCGAAGCCGGACAGCAAGAGGGAGGCAAAATGAGCGAGCTCAATTCAACCGAACCCATGGTGATTGACGAAGCTCACATGGAGCAGTTCAGCAACGACCAACTGGCCTACAAGGCCTGGATCGGCGCGGATATGGCACAGGAAATCCTCTTTGATGATGAGGCCTGCGACAACCTGCATGATGCCAAGTTTGAAGTGGCCCACGCCTGCATGGCTCTCCGCGTGTTGGTGCGCCGCCTCACAGGGATGGATGCGGACACACTCCGCCAAGCCGTGCTGCAGCGGCGGCTAGAGGCTCTGGTGTTGTGCCCTGAAGTCGAACAGTTCCCCGCAGGGGAGACCCTGCAATGAATACACAACCGAAACCATCATCTGCTGAAAAAGGGCCGGCATCGTTGATAGCCGGTCCATGGCCCAGCTATGTGTCGTTCAGATCCCTTCCCGAGCGAGAGCGCTGGGTGCTGTATGGCAGCGCCAAAGCGTACCGTGAAGCGCTTGAGAACCAAGGCCTGATCATGGCTGAGGGTTACGACGATTTCGTCCGTCGCGTGACCGGGGAGCTTGAGCTATGAGTATCATCCGCGCCCCTCGTCCTGAGGGGAATTTCTATCTACTCAACAAAGGAATCAGCGAGGACGCCCGGCTTAGCTGGGCGGCCCGCGGGTTGCTGGTTTTCTTGTTGGGCAAGCCTGATCACTGGGAAATTTCCGTGGCACATCTACGCGGGGAAACGGCCAAGTCATCAAAGCCGACTGGTCGGGACGGTGTGTATGGACTTCTCCACGAGCTGATCAGCGCCGGTTATGTACACCGCAGCCAAGATCGCTCCGGCGCCGGCGTGCTTGGCGAGATCCACTATTTGGTTTCGGAATCACCGCTTCCGGCTCAACCGCATACGGACTCACCGGAAACGGCCCAGCCGTATACGGCAAATCCGACACTAGTAAGTATTGAAGGTAAGCAAGGACTGAGTGAAGCAGCAAGGACTGAAAAACCTTCGTGCAAGGTGGACCCTCTGGAGGGTTTCGAACAGTTCTGGAAACTCTACCCGAACGGAAAGGGTAAGCAGGAAGCTGCAGCAGCGTGGAAGAAGCTCAATCCTGACGCAAATCTGCGCCATGTCCTGATGATCGCTCTTGCACAGCACAGAGCCTCTCGAGACTGGACCAAAGATGAAGGGCAGTACGTCCCGATGGCATCGACCTGGCTGAATAAGAAACGTTACCTGGACGAGTTGAAACCAGCCATACCCTCCAAGCAATCGGCCTACACCGGCCTGCCGAACCACACCCTCGAATACCCGGAGGTAGCACATGGCTCGAACTTCTAATTTCTGCCCGCAGCCACGTGTCCGCTTCTTCGACATCGAATGCTCGAAGCATGGCCAAGTCAGCAGTTCAGAGACCGAACAGTTCGATGGCTCCATGCTTGCGCGTGGATGCAAGAATTGCCACTGGGAGGCGTTGAACATCGCGGCAGCCGAGAGCAAGGAACATATCCAGGCACGCAATCGAAAAAAGGCAGAGGAGCTGAACAAACTGCTCGTAGGTTCAGGAATCACGCCGCGGTTCAGCAACTGCACCTTTGGCAATTACAGAACCTCCGGCGGCGTGGCCGGCATGGCGAAAGCTCTCAAACTTTGCGAGGACTATGTTCATCGGTTCAAAGAGAACTACGAGGTCGGCCGCTCGCTGATTCTCTCGGGAAATGTGGGGAATGGGAAAACTCATCTGGCCTGCGCGATAGTCCAAGCTGTGATTCGAGAACACCGGGCCCAGGCCGTGATCGTATCTGCAGCCGAGATAATCCGGGTGTTCAAGGGTGCTATGGATCGTGGTGCTAAATACACCGACAGGGATGTTTTGAGCGAGCTTGCCAGTTTCGATTTGCTGGTCGTCGATGAGGTCGGGGCCCAGGCCGGGACCGCCTACGAACTGGGTGTGCTCCACGAGGTAATTGATCGACGATACCAGCTCGTTTTGCCTACCGTGGTGGTATCGAATCTGGCGGCAGCGGACCTGGGGCGGTACATCGGAGATCGGGCGCTGGATCGACTTCGTGAGGGCGGAGGCCAGGCTGTTGGGTTCGGTTGGGCCTCGGCGAGAGGTGCCGTATGAACGACTATCGCGAGTTGTACAGCGATGAGGCCGAACAGGCACTGCTGGGCGCGTTGATGCTGAATGGCGACCTGATCGATCCCATCACCGGTCGTGTCACGCCGGCGGACTTCCATGATCCTGAAAATGCCGCCTTGTTTCAGACCATAGTGGATTGCCACGCAGGCGGCGGCCCAATCGACCCTGTGACGCTGGGCGACTTCCGGCCCTATCTGCCCAGCCAAACGCGGACCATGGCCTACGCAGGGGAGTTGGCAGCGAACACGCCCAGTACCGCCAACTGGGAGGCCTACGCCAAGGTTGTTACTGAGCGGGCGGTCTTGCGCCGCCTGGTGGCCTCTGCTGATGCGGTGCGTGAATCAGCCTGTGTGAATCGACCGGTCGCTGAGATCATCGCCGAAGCGCAACAGGCGATGGCGGATCTTCGCGACCTGCAAACCGGTGAGCCCGATTACAAGCGGATGGATGCGGTAGTCGCTAAAAACATTGACGTCATCGACGCAAAGTTTAACGGCGCAGTGCAGTCGGGCTTGTCCACCGGCCTGGTCGACCTGGACAAATTGATCAGGGGGCTGCGCAAGAAGACCGTGACGATCGTTGCCGGCCTTCCTGGCAGCGGTAAGACCACACTGGGCCTACAGATCGCCCAGCACATTGCGTGCAGTGGCACCGGGGTAGGGATGGTGTTTTCGCTGGAGATGCCCGAGGAGGAATTGGGTAACCGCGCGCTTGCCTCGCTGGGTGGAGTGGATCTCAAACGCCTAGACGATGGCAGTTTGAAGGATGAGGACTGGCCACGGCTGACTTCAGCGGTCAATCGAATCAATAACGCACCGCTATTCGTCTGCGATCGATCGGGTCTGACGGTGGCGCGGATTCGCAGTATTGCTCGACAGGTCAAAAGGGCTCACGGCCTGGACGTAGTAGTCATCGACTACATCGGGTTGATTGGATCTGACGGCAAGGCCTTTAACCGCGCTTCGGAGCTCGGGAAGATTTCGACTGGAATCGTAAACATCGCGAAAGAACTCGAAGTCCCAGTCATTCTGCTGGCGCAGCTCAACCGAGACTCAACCAAACGTCCCGGG